TCTGGAGGCTTATACAGTGTGTTTACAAAGCAACCACCCCTGCATATAGTCTTGTTACGTCAATTTACTGGAGGTCAGGAATGCCAAGATCAAAAGATAGATATATGGTGCCAGATGAAGGCGCGCCACTCACGCCGTCAGGCAAGCGGGCATATAGAAAACGATATAGCCCAGAAGAACGCCCTCTGACACGCAAACAGGAATTGTTTGTTAAAGAGCTTGTTTCTAAAGATGGGCAAATAACCATGAGAGATGCGGCAATCAACGCCGGGTATCCGGCTAAGTCCGCCAGCGTGCGTGCATCCGAGCTTTGTAACCCCGCCCGCTTTCCTAACGTGGTCGCTGCAATCAAAGCTTATCGCTCTGAATTAGATCGGAAGTATGGGGTCGAATACAAAAGACATCTCCGGGATCTGCAATTGATTCGGGATGCGGCCTTGGATAGCGGAGCGTTTAGCGCGGCTGTTCAAGCCGAGTATCGTCGCGGGCAGGCGCAAGGCGACATCTATGTAAACAAATCTGAAATACGCCATGGCACTATCGATGGCATGTCAAAAGAGGAAGTGCTTAAAGCAATTCAAGAATTAAAGGGAAGCTATGAACCAATCACTATTGACGTCACTCCAGAAGAAAAACAAAAAACCGGCAATCGGGAAACGGCGCGAAGCCGCCTTTTGGGACCAGCTGAAGAAACAGATGGCTCAGAAAAGGCCGAAGTGGCTGACCGAGAGGATTGAAAGCTGGGCCACGCCGGGCTTTCCAGACGTCTTTGTGGAAGATGATGACGGGAAGTACCATACAATTGAATTAAAGCATTGTATCGCGCCCCGAGTGGATCTAAGCCCGCATCAAGTTTCATTCCATTCCCGGCATGGCAACGGCTCCAGCTGGATCCTAATTAAGTATAGTCCCCATGGCGCCGGGCGTGTTTATGCTTTAATGCTTTATCATGCGTCGCAAGCGGTGGACTTGCGCATGGATGGGCTGGCCACTAAACCCGTTTTGGAATTAAATAACCCGGATGATTGGGAACCTGTTTTTGAAACGTTAGAGGCGGGTCATGCTGTTTATAATTGATTGGATTATGGATTGGCTTAATAAGCCAATGGATGTTGAAGCTGAATTAAAAAAATACCGGGAACCGCGCGATAAGAATTGACAGTCCCGGGGCGGCCATGTTACGGGAATTTACGTTCAATTGTTCATAGGAGAAAAAGAACATGGAAATTCAGATTGAAACCGCTCTGTTAAAAGCTGCTATGCTGGCCACTTCAAAAGAGGAAACGCGCTATTATTTGAAAGGCGTTTATTTTGAATTGCGCGGGCTTAGCTTTCGCATGGTTGCCACCGATGGGCACCGGATGTTTGTTGCTTGTCAAAATTTGGCGCATCCCATCGGAGATAATTGGGAATGCGTATTGCCATTTGACGGCTTAAAAAAAGCTTTGACCGGGGTTCCTGCTAAACAGGAATTTGTTACGCTTTCATATGGGCGCCTGCAATCCACGCTTAATAGCGTAGTGTTGGAACCCATTGATTGCACCTATCCCGATTTTAAACGCGTAGTCCCGGAAAAGATATCCGGCGATGTTGCGCAGTTTAATCCGGTTTATGTTGGGGAATTTGGCAAAATTGCCAAGCTGGTTTCCGGATCCCGGGGCAGTAATGCGCCGTGCTTTATTCAACATAATGGCAATGGCCCGGCAATTATCAGCTTTGATCGGGACGATTGTTTTGGTGTTTTAATGCCAATGCGGCCGAAAGAGGACGGGGGTTTAAATCGCGTCGCGGTAAATTTGATTGTGGGGCGCGACGTTCAACATGGGATCCCGGAAAAAGAATTGGCTTGAATGTTACGCTGATTTACGGTTTAAACATGGGCGGGGCAATCCCGCCCTTTTTTATTTGGAGTGTATGGAATGACAAAATATGATGAAACTCAATTGATCCAAGCCGTTCGCAGTCATGCAATGAAAAACTATGAACAAGATGGATGGGACTATCTTGTCGAATGCTGGGATGATGGGGATATACTGGATCAAATTAGCGCAGTAGAGCAAACGCCCAGCGCGTGCATTAAACACATGCATGACATTGTGAAAACAATGGATGATTATCGTCGCGAAGTTAGAAGCCAAGCGTTTTAAGGGGGGATAAAATGGCGGATAATTTTAGAGAATACTTAGCGAATGAATTATGCGCCGGCGTTATAGATTATGCCGCCGGTGTTTTTGATAAAATGCAATGGCCGCCGGCCGTTGCAAAATACCCTTTCCAACCGGGCGGGTTTACCATTACCCGGCTGGAGCCAAAAATCATGGTTTCCGGATCGGATGAATTCCGGCCGCTTTCTGGAATGGATGACGGCGTTTATAGTTTCGCAACATTCGATATTTTATGCCGCCATCCCTTTGATATGCCGGCATGGGATAACAATTCCTTGCGCAAAGCCGGTGGCACGCTGGCCGGGTTTGTTCAAAATGTTTGGGCGGATCTATGCGGTGTTGGCGCCTGCAGCTGCGCGCACGATTGTTGCGGGTGCTGGTTTGATCGTTATATTGATTGCAGTTTTACCGGCCATTATAACGCTGATACCGGGCGCCGGGATGGAACGTCGGATCAATATTTTTGTTTTATTGTGGAACATGCCAAGGCGCGCAATTTTTAACGCGCTTGCATGTAACGTCAAATTACTGTTTAAATGGGGCGGGGCAATCCCGCCCTTTTTATTTGGAGTGTTAAAAATGGAAGTAGCAATAGCAGTACCCGGCGAGCATGTGATCTGGAATTTATACAAAACCGAGGACGCCGCCCGGGCGGCTTTACCGGCGATCCGGGACGAAACCGGCCGCCCGTATGAAATTATTACCGATATTGATGGTTTTTTTGACGCCGCCCGGTCCAATTTTTTAACGGGCCCGGTAAAATGTAGTTTGGAAAACTGGAATTACGCGCTTGAATGTTTACCGCCCATGGGATGGGGAAACCGCGACGGCGTTGAACGTTTCGCTATTTGTGAATTTACATTTGACCGCGTAACTGAGCAATACGGCCGCATAAAACTGGCCAGCGGCAAGGGATATGCCTGCGCGCATAAACCCGTTATTTATGGGGAACCCGCAAGCTATATAACGGCCGATGAAATTTGGAGTGTTCAAAATGATTAAAATTGCTTTTATCCATACTCCGGCGGATTGGGATGAATTACACGGCCGAATTGAAAGCTTGACCGGGCCCGGGGAAAGCGCGCTTGCCACGCTATACGCTGGCATGGCTTGGAACATGGCCGCGGATGACGCCGCGCGCGATACCGCCGGGCGGCCGCCTGCAAAATTAAACGGCCACGCCGTCGTGGCTTTCGCGCCGTATAGATCCCAGCGCGCTATTGATGACGGCGATTTTGCGGTTTTGGTTCATTTAACAGACAATGATTTAACGCCGTATTGCGTCGCCCATTGGAACCAGCACGCCGGTAAATGTTGGAATTGGGGCACCTATTGCGAAACATATAGTGACGCATTGCGCGCGTTTATTGATAAAGCGGGCGCCGGGGATTTATCCGCCACCGCTTGACCGTTACGCAAAATTACTGTTTAAACGGGGGCGGGGGCAATCCCGCCCTTTTTATTTGGAGTGTATGAAATGAAATATGAAACTTATTTTGAAAACAATCACGGCTTAGTCGGCTATTTTATTACCGCTAAGAACCGCCGGGAATTTATCGCGCAAATGAAAGAATTGTTCCCGGACGATTGCGGCGCGGACGGTTTCGCGATCGATCCCGTTTCCGGCGACGAATTCGCGCTTGATTGGTAAGGGGGGAAACAATGCAGAATTTTGATATTAACCGGGCGGCTGAATTAATGGCCGCCCAATTGCAGGAAGCGCAGCGGCGCATTCAATTAGGTGAGCCGTTCAGCACAACGGCCGCGGAGATCGGTTGCACGCCCGGCGAGCTGCGCGAATTGTTTGAAGCGGGGGGATATGATGTTTAAATGTTTTGTTCGTGATTGGTGGATTGATACCGGGAACCCAGATTGGCCCGGCGGATTGGAACCCGGGCCCGGCCGCAAGTTTTCGCGGCGCGCTTGGAAGTTTGAAACGGAAACGGCCGCCCGGGAATTTTGCCAGCAATACAATGCGACGCATGAACCCGGCCGGCTTTCGCGTAAAATGGAATTTGAAGGGGAATAAAATGGTTATTGGTGGATTTACATTAAACGATGAAGGTTACGGGCTGGCCGTTAAAGAATATGAGGCGGGCTGGAGTTTTTGGCTGCAAGGGGACGACGCGCAACAATTCCGGGACGATTGGGCGGCGTGGCAGGAATACCGCCCCGGGGATCCGTTCAAACGTTTCCTGCAGGAATATGAATATTATTCTTTGATGAAGTAAAACGCGCGCGCAGCTGCGCCACGCAACCCGTCCAGCGATACCGCCGGGCGGGTTTTCTTTTGCCTGCTCCAGCGATCCCGAAACCCGGCGTAATACCTGCCCGCCCCAGGCGGCCGCGCCTGGCCTAAACCTACCGGCGCGCGATCCGTGGCCCGCGTACTGCGCAGCATTGCCCCAGCTGGGCGCCCAGCGCCCCGGGATCCGTGGCCCGGGATCCGCCGGCAATGGCCCGCCAGCTGCGCAGCTGGGCCCGGGATCCGTGCCCCGGCGGCCGCGATCCGCGGGTTTTGATAGGGGCCCCGGGGCCAATTGAGGCAGGACCGCGCGCCATAAATTGTTGATTTTGCTCAAAATTTCGCGACCCACGGCGCCTTGACTAGCGGGCGTAAAATCTATGTTCGTCGCAAATATTCCGTAGAAAAAAAGATACTGTTAAATCTGGCCTATCTTTGGTCCGCGAAAATTGTTTCACGTGAAACATTTTGAGTTTTGTTGTAAAAAATTCGGTTACAAAATTTTTAAAAATATTTTTTGCAATGGCTCTCGTATTATCTTATATATTTGTATAGCATTTAACGATCACAGGGGCCCCAAACCATGATTGATCCAGACCATAACAACGATAGGTTGTTAAAGCTTCAGTATCGTCTCGCTCAGATAGAGCGCACGGAGAAAGCGCATCAAGATTTCTTGACTTTTGTAAAATTAATGTGGCCGGAGTTTATTGCGGGAAACCACCATAAGATCATTGCGGACAAGCTTCAGCGGATCGCGGACGGTAGTTTAAAGAGATTGATTGTTAATATGCCGCCGCGTCATACGAAGTCGGAGTTTGCGTCCTTTTTGTTTCCTGCTTGGATGATTGGGAAGAACCCTGCGATGAAGATTATTCAGGCTACGCACACCACGGAGCTTGCGGTTGGTTTTGGTCGGAAGGTTAAGAACCTTTTGGAGCGGGAGGATTATCAGGAGCTTTTTGACACGCGGTTGGCGTCGGATTCCAAGGCATCTGGTCGGTGGGACACGGAGCGTGGTGGGATGTATTATGCTGTTGGTGTGGGGTCGAATTTAGCGGGTCGTGGTGGTGATTTAATTATTATTGACGATCCACATTCTGAGCAGACTTTGATGTCGAGTAATGGTTTTGATGATGCTTGGGATTGGTACACGGGTGGTCCGAGGCAGCGTTTACAGCCGGGTGGTGCGATAGTTTGTGTTATGACGCGTTGGCATGAGAAAGATTTGACGGGTCAATTGATTAGGTCGCAGGCTCGGGATGACAAGGCGGATCAATGGGAGGTTGTGGAGTTGCCGGCGATTATGCCGAGTGGCAAGTCTTGTTGGCCGGAGTATTGGTCTTTTGATGATTTAGAGCGGGTGAAGGCGTCTATTCCTCCTGCCAAGTGGAATGCGCAATATCAACAGGATCCGACGGGGGATGAGAACAGTATTTTGCGCCGGGATTGGTGGAAGATATGGGAGAAGGAGAGTATTCCTGCATTGCAGTATGTTATTCAATCTTATGACACGGCGTTTAGTAAGAAGGAGACTGCGGATTACAGTGCGATAACGACTTGGGGTGTTTTTCAGATAGACGAGGGTGGTCCTCCGGCATTGATGTTATTGGATGCTCAAAAGGGTCGTTGGGATTTTCCGGAGTTAAAGCGTGTTGCGTATGAGCAGTTTGAGTTTTGGGATCCGGAGACGGTGATTATTGAGGCGAAGGCGACGGGTATGCCTTGACGCATGAGTTACGGAACATGGGGATACCTGTTGTAAATTTCACACCTAGTCGTGGGAATGACAAGATTAGTCGGGCGCATAGTATTGCGCCATTGTTTGAGGCTGGGATGGTTTGGGCTCCGGATCATCAGTGGGCGCATGAGGTTATTGAGGAGTGCGCTGCATTTCCTAACGGGGAGTTTGATGACTTTGTTGATAGCACGACGCAGGCATTGATGCGTTATCGGCAGGGTAATTTTGTACAATTGCCAACGGATGATTGGGAGGGAGAGGATGCCTATTTGGAACCACGCAGTTACTATGGATAAGGGGTTTATGGATTGTTTAGGTTTATGGACGACGACGGCGCCTTATGCGCAGCAGAGTGCGGAGACGATACATTGGCGGTTAATTCCGGCATTTATGAATAATCAGTACAAGATTTGGTATGATGATTTGGGCCGTGTACGTGGGTTTATTACGTGGGGTTGGATGACGGTTCAGGAGTTTGAGACGCGGCAATGGTCTGGTTGGGAGGTTTTTGCGCGTCGTGGTGGGGAGAGGTTGGTTATAATAGATATGATTGCGCCGGGTGGTTCGACGGATGTTAGGCGTATTTCGCGGGATGTTCGGAAGTTTTGCAAGGAGATGTTTCCGGATGAAAAACGGGTATGGTCCCACCGTGGGCCGCGGAACGGGTGGTATCCTAACAATGGGTAGGACGGTTTACCGCGGCGCGCGGACAGAGGATTTATCGGAGTTGGGTGATTTAATTAATCGGATGCATTCGGAGACGGTTTGGGGGGATGATCCTGCTTTTGTTTATGACAAGCGGAAGATGATGCGGACGATGTATGGTTTTGTTGTAAACCAGCCGGAGACGATAGCGGATGTTGCGGTAGTTGATGGGCGTATTGTTGGTTTAATACTTGGTGAGTATGGGACGATGGTATTTAACGACACTCGCCAAGCGCGAGAAAAACTGATATATGTGGATAAATCCTTTCGTGGCGGTATAATGGGGCCACGTTTAATGAAGCGATTTATTAATTGGGCGCATACGGTGGGTGCCCGTGAGATTGTTGGGGGTGCTAATGCGGGGATATCTGCGGAACGCACGGCAAAACTTTGGGCTAAGCTGGGTCTTACGCCTTTTGGTTATACGGTGAGGGCAAGGATATGAACACGTTTAACGCGCTTTTGGGTTGGGGTTTTTATAAAAAGCCGGTGTTTTGCGGTGGCGGCAGCACTAGCGGGTCATCTAATAGCGATTCGGGGTCTAGTGACAGTGGTGGCGGCGGTTATACGTCTCTTGCGGATATGTTTGACGGCGGCGGGGCGGGGGGTTCTGGCGACACGTTTTATTCGGGCAGCCACGATGATTATGTAGCGAGTGGCGGCACGGGGGCGGTTTCGCACAGTTCGTCAAACGACGATAACGATGACAGCAGCCCGGCGCCGGCGCCTGCGGAAACGAGCAGCAACACGGGTTATACGTCTCTTGTGGATATGTTTGACGGTGGTGGTGCTGGGGGCAGTGGTTCGGAGTTTTATTCTGGGAGTCATGCGGATTATGAGAACACGGCGGCGGGTGCTGCGGATGCGGCGTCTGACGCGGCGGGGACGACGAATTATGAGTCGGGGTCATATACGAGTGTAACGGACATGCTTGACGGCGGTGGTCCGGGCATGAGCGGGGATACGTTTGAGGGCCCTGTTTCGGATATATCGACGGGATTGGGTGCTACGCCTTTGGGCAGTGGGATAGAGCCGACGGGGGTTGCTGGTTTTATTAATTCTGGTGGTATTACGGGTGCTTTGGTTAATGCGCTTGCTGGAGGGATAGATACGATTACGGGTGCGGGGACTACGGCGCAGCCGGGGGAGACGAGTAGTTCGTTGGCGCCGGAGACTTCGATTACTCCTATGGCTCGGCCGGATGATTTGGGTACGGGGACGTCGGATTCGGAGAGTACGGGGTACACGAGCATTATAGATATGATTGACGGTGGTGGTCCGGGTGCGAGTGGCGACGAGTTTGGCGGTGCGTTGGGGGGTGTTTCTAATGCGATAGGGTTGACGCCTTTTGGCAGTGCGGACGAGCCGGGTTTTTTAGCGGGGGTGAGTGGTTACGGGTATTATGACGATGCGGGTAATTATGTTCCTGCCACGGTCGATATGATTGACGGTGGTGGTGCGGGTACGAGTGGTGATGAATTTGGCGGTGCATTGGGTGGTATAAGTAATGCGGTTGGTGCTACGCCTTATGGGTCTGGAATTGAGCCGACGGGTGTTGCGGGTGTGGTGAACGACGCGGTTACGGGTGCGGCGAATGTTGTTGAGAATATTTTTAACGATAACACGACGTCTAGTAGCACTGTTGACAACAGTGTTGTAAACACGACGAATACGACCAACAACACGTATAATACGGTTCCTGATACGATACAGTTGTTGGGGCCTGATACGGGTCCGGATTACATTGTTCCGTCTACGGTTGGTGATTGGCAATCATTGAGTGTTGGTCAGCCGGGCGGTGGTGCGACGAATTTTGATTTAGAGGGGGTTGGTCAGCCGGGTATTGTTGGAGCGCCGGCGGCTACGGAATATTTGCCTTCTGAGGGTTTGATGGCGTTACAGAACATGTATGCGAATGCTCCGACGCAGCAGGCAGTGTTTGGTATTCCGGGGCAGCAGAACATGTTTCCGAGTTTAAATTTACCGCAACTTAATTCGCAGCAATTTTCTCCTGTTGTGGATCCTTATGGGCTATTTCAGTTTAATCAAAGGTTTATTTGATGGCTAATACAGAAGGTTTTTTTGAACGGTTTCATCCATTATACGGGTCTTATCGCGAGGATCGGCCTGCGAGTGTTGGGGTAGCGGATCAGGCGTTAGCTTTTACTCCTGTTGGTACGGCGGACGCGGTATCGGAGATAGTTCAGGAGGGTCGTCAGGACGATCCTAATTATTTACAAATGGGTCTTATGAGTTTAGCGGAGGTGCTGGGTTATGCGCCGGCGATTGGTCCTGCGGTTAAGACGATGGCTCGCAAGACTCCGGACTTTGTATCGGAATTTTTAAACAAGCGAAAATCTGAAATTATTCCTGCGGAAAAGATCGACGGTATTATTCTTTCGGGCAAAGCGGATAATAAGAGTGCAAACGAGATAAACAAGCAGGTTTTGGAAACGGCGGAGCGGGAAAAAATACCGCATCCAAAGCGGGCTTTTGACAACCCCAAGGTAGAGTATGTTGATACGCAGACCATTGCGGACAACGTGGCTCAATTTAATTTTCCTCGCTACGATGTTGGTAAGTTTGGGGGTGATTTACCTAGTGGGAATCTTAGCGAAAACCCTTTTTTGCAGGAAAAGTTTGATGCTTCGGGTCAGGAAACCCTTAAAGAAAATATTTTTAACGAAGGCATAAAAGAGCCCATTGAGGTAGAAGTAGTTTTATCTGACGGGGGAATAAGTATTAGCGAGGGGCATCATCGGTTACAGGCGGCTATTGAGTTAGGAATTCCCGAAGTTCCTGTTGTGGTGACGACCAAAGCGAAACCGCGGGCCGCCGGAATTGAAGTGATGCGCCCGGCTACATTAGACACTGGGGGTCTTCAAAGTGGTCAAACGTATTCTTTTTCGGAGCTTGGTTTAGAGCAGCGGTTGCGTAAACCAAAAGAAACGCCGGAAGAAATTCGGTCCAGAGGCGGCACTGTGTTTAGCGATTTTGCTACAGGAGAAGTTTCGGATAGGAAGTTTCCACAATACATTACTCCTATGCGCGAGGGTTATTACCGAAAAACGGACGGTTTTGCAGAAGGCGGCGAAGTTATGTCTGGCATTGGCAGTTTAAACGAGACAGCGCGGGCCATGACTCGCGGCCCGCGGGGTATTGGCAGTTATGTGCAGTACATGGCCAATGGTGGTTCTGTTGTGGACACGGCTAGTCGGGTTGTGGACCATGCGTCGTTGGGTGATATTGAGTATCGCGCTGATTTAGAGCCGCATATGGACCCGTTGGCAAAAATGGGTTTTGACGTTAATAAAATTGATTACGACATGATGTATGATCGTTCAAAGAATAGGTTGGAGGGTTCTCATTTTAACCCTAACAACGATAGGATATTAATTAGTCCGGGAGATTATTCTTCAAAAGGAGTTGCGGCGCATGAAATGCGGCATCGTGGTTTAGAAAGGCTTTTTCGTATTGTAGAACAGGGGTATCCTACCGCAAAAAAGTTAGGTTTATCTAAAGAAGATTATTTAAAAATTCTCGAACTGTATAAGTTAGACCAACAGCAAGACCGTCAGCGTCGTGTGAACGATCCTGATTTTGAGTATTCTGGTTACGCGCATGAAAAAATTGCGGAGGGTTTTGAAAAGGATGAAACAATCAACCGTGGTGCGCAGTATTTTTTAAGCAACCCTAATGCGCCTCTTTTTACCTTTGACCGCGAAGAGCGCCGGCCAAGAACGCCTGCCGAGCGATTACTTTTAATGCAAAATGCGGTGCGCGAAAACGCTATGTCTGGAGAACAAGCTTTTGGTCCGGATTTATCCATCAAGAAATTTACTCCGTCTCCAACGTCTATGGAAGCTTTTAGGGAAACAGAGGGCCGTGCGGAAATAGAACGCTATTTAAACGAAGGTCCGCAAAACACTCCGGAAGGCATTACGACGTTTGCGGAACAGGCAATGGCTGCGCAACGATATGCGGATATAATTAACGAGCGGAACAAAACTATTCAGCGAAATACGTCGCAGGTTCAAAACTTTAAAAATGGTGGTGAGGTAGATAAGAACTTTTTGCAAACGCTTGTTAAGGGTGTTGTGATGGCGGAGAGTTCGGGGGATCCGAAGGCGGAGAATACGCGCAGTGGTGCGTTAGGTTTAATGCAGATACGTCCTTCCACGGCCCGCAAGCCGGGTTATGGTGTGGAAGATATTTTTACGATTGCGGAAAGGCTTGGTTATGACACTGATGACAAGAGTGACAGGGTGGTACGGCAATTGTTGTTTGTACCTGAAGTTAATGTTGAGTTGGGTTCGCAGTATTTGCAAGCGATGTTGGAGAAGTTTCCTCGGACTGAGGATGCTTTACGCGCCTATAACGCTGGTCCGGGCAAGTTTGCGGAGTTTAAAGCGTCTGGCAAGCCGTTGTCTGCACTTAGTGAGGAAAACAGGGGGTATCCCCTTAAAGTTGTGGCGGCGGTTCAGGGGGTAAATCCGAATGAGCCGCGTGAAATGGCGGCGTTTAAGCAGTCTCCGGCGTCATTTTCGGCTATGGAGACGATTTTGGAGCCTGCCAGCAGTGATATGGTAATGTATAGTGGTCCGGGGTCCGCGCGGGTCAATCCGATATACGCGGAAATGGGTCCGCGGCCCACGGCACGACCTACTCCGACGGGTGCGGCGGAGGTTAGGATAGATCAGGTTACGGGTCAGCCTGTTGTTGTGCCTCCTGCGGAGAGTTTGTATGAGAAATATTCACCTGAGAACATGGCGCAGGATGCACTTTCGGGTATTGGGGGCTTAAACGGGACGGCCCGGAATATGTTCCGCTAGTAAAATAGAGGTTTACGTGCTAGTTTAGGCGCAATCTTGGAGATAACACATGGCATTACCACCCAGAAACCCTGTTGCGTCGTTTGTGGAGCGTGAAAACAGCGACCCGGCGCTTGAAGAGGCAATTACGGACATTGAGATAGAGATGCCGGGTGCTTTGGTGTCTTCTTCGCAGCCTTATGCGGATGGAATTGACATTATTGACGCTGAAGACGGCGGTGTAGTGGTTGATTTTGACCCGGAGGCGTCAAAAGTTGTTGGCGGGGGTGATTTTTTCTCTAATTTGGCGGAAGATTTGTCTGATTCCGACCTTGGCGGCATAGCTTCGGACCTTTTATCGCAATATGAGTCGGCTAGAGAAAGCCGCGGGGATTGGGAAGACGAGTATAACAAGGGTTTGGAGCTTTTAGGCTTTAAATACGAGGAAAGAACACAACCTTTTCGTGGGGCGACGGGTGTAACACACCCATTGCTTGCAGAGGCGGCCACACAATTTCAAGCGCAAGCGTTTAATGAGCTTTTGCCGGCCGAGGGGCCGGTAAGAACGCAGATTATGGGTGAATTAACGCAGGAAAAAGAGGCTCAATCTAAGCGCGTTAAGGAATTTATGAATTATTATCTGACCAATGTGATGGAGGAGTACACTCCGGACACGGATCAGATGTTGTTTTACCTTCCGTTGGCGGGATCGACGTTTAAGAAGGTGTATTTTGACGGTACATTAGACCGGGTAGTCAGTAAATTTGTTCCTGCGGAGCATTTGGTGGTGCCTTATGACGCTGCGGACATGGAAACGACGCCTTTTGCGGCTCAGATCGTTAGAATGCAGTGGAATAACCTGCGCAAGATGCAATTAAACGGGTTTTACCGGGATATTCCGGTACATCCTTCGCAGGCTCCTGCGACAGATACGACGGATACTGTAGATAATATTGACGGTATGCGGCCTTCAAACATTGATTATGACGTTACTTTGTTGGAATTCCACGTAGATTTGGAGCTTCCGGGCTTTGAGGATATGGACGAAGAAGGGGAGCCCACGGGCATTATGGTGCCGTATATTGTCACGGTGGCCGAGGATGTGGGTCAAATTCTATCTATTCGCCGGAATTATTCTGAAGATGATGAAAATCGGCGCAAAATACAGTATTTTGTGCATTATAAGTTTCTTCCGGGCTTTGGCTTTTATGGTTTGGGGCTTATTCACACTATTGGCGGCTTGTCTCGCACTGCCACGGCGGCGTTGCGGCAGCTTATTGACGCGGGCACATTGTCTAATCTTCCTGCCGGCTTTAAAGCCCGTGGGCTGCGGATTAGGGAAGATGCAGAGCCATTACAGCCGGGCGAGTTTAGGGACGTAGACAGTCCCGGAGGGGCCATACGGGACAGTTTGATGCCCCTTCCGTTCAAGGGCCCGGACTCTACATTGTTCCAGTTATTGGGTTTTGTGGTTCAGGCGGGACAACGTTTTGCCACTATTACGGACATGAAGGTTGGCGACGGCAATCAACAGGCTGCGGTTGGTACAACGGTAGCTATGTTGGAGCAGGGTGCGCGGGTAATGAGCGCCGTTCATAAGCGTTTGCACTATGCTATGAAGAACGAATTTAAGCTTTTGGCGCGTGTAATGTCTGAAAGCTTGCCGCAACGGTATCCGTTTTCGGTTGCGGGTGGCGACCAAGAGGTTATGGCCAAGGATTTTGATGATCGTATAGACATTGTTCCTGTTTCGGATCCAAATATTTTTAGTCAGGCGCAACGTATTGCTTTAGCACAGACTCAAATGCAGCTGGCAATGCAGGCTCCAGAATTGCATGACATGCACGAGGCGTATCGGCGCATGTATCAGGCGTTGGGTGTTCGGGATGTGGATAAAATTCTTAAACCGAAGCCTGCACAGGAGGCTCAGCCCAAAGATCCGGCAACCGAAAACATTGACGCGTTGGATCAAGTGGAGTTGCGTGCGTTTGCGGGTCAGGATCACGAGGCGCATGTTATGGCGCATTTGGTCTTCGGGTCTTCTCCCATTGCCTCCCAACAGCCGGCGGTGGCAGTAGCTTTGCAAAAGCACATTATGGAACATGCTAAGATTAAGGCGCAGGAAACGGTTCAGGCACAGTATGCGCAGCAGTTAAATGCGCAAAACTTGACGCCCGAAATACAGCAACAGTTGGAAAAGTTGATTGCACAGCAAGTTGCTACGGAAATGCAGAATGTAAAGCAGCTTTCTGCGCAGATTGCGGGCGAGGGTCAGGAAGGCCCGGATCCGTTGGTTGCGCTCAAAGAACAAGAGATGCAGATCAAGCAACAGCAAGTTCAAGCGGACATTGCCAACGATCAAGCCGAATTGCAGCTTGACCAGCAGAAAGCGCAGAACAGATCGCAAGAATTCCAGCAACGTATGCAACAACAAGAGCGTATGGCTAACCAAAAATTGCAAGCAAGTGCGGAACGTGAGATACTACGCTTGCAAGCGCAACAGCAGCAACGGAGATAATTATGAAGGTAAAAGTAAACGGCGCCCCACCGGCGAAAGCCCCGGCCCCTGTAAATAAAGCGGAAATTAAAGGTCAAGGCAGCATCCCTTATGCCAAGATTGTGGATGAAAAAACGCCAAACACGGCTAAGGGCATTAAAACCATGGGCACTTCTCGTGGCATGGGCGCCATGTTACGTGGCGGTAAGTTTTCTTCTTGTTAAATGCCGTTACGTCGAGGTTCTAATCCGGCTACGGTAAGTAGCAATATCCGAAAGTTAAAATCGGAGGGTCGCCCGCAAAAGCAGGCGGTGGCTATAGCGTTAGACAAAGCAAAAAAGCCTAAAAAAATGGCAAAGGGTGGAATGGTAAAGGGTTTTAGTCCGATTGCTCGTCCACAAAGATTTAAGGGTGTTTTTTAATGGAAATGGAGGCGCTTTGGAGTTCAGGATTAACCGCTGTTTTAGGCTTTGTAGTTTGGTGGGCTAGGCGCAGCATGACGAATTAAAACGTGTGCAAATTCTTCTTAATCGAACGAGGGAGGAACTTGCCAAGGAATATTCTACGAAAGTCGAGAGCAATACGTCCATCGACCGAGTTATCGCTAGGTTAGATGCTCTCGACGCAAAAATGGACAGAATACTAGAGAGATGATTTGCGCCCTTACTGCCATGTTGGTGGGGGTTTATACTTACGGGGACTTGTACACTGCGTGCATATATCGCTGCCCCCGAGAAGTGTCTTTCTTCTATTATCACTATCCTCGTGTTATAAGAGTGCCGTATGGGTATCCTTGCCCGCCGTCTGTTAAGATAGGTGAACGCGTATGATTGAGGTATTAGCATTAGCCGGCGCAGTTACTAAATTAGCGGGCGGCATAAGCTCCGCGGTTCAGGCGGGCAAAGACTTAAACAGTCTCATGCCTCATTTTGGTAAATTGGCTAAATTAGAGGCGGATATTAATCTTGCTGAAAAAGGCAAGCATAAGGGCCCGTTGGGGCGGCTTACGTCTAGCGAGGAAGAAGGCTTTGCTATAGCGCAAGCTAAAATGGCGCACAAAGAAGCTATGGACACTCTTCGCAGCCATTGCATGTTGTACGGTCCTCCGGGCATGTGGGACTTGGTGGTGCGTGAGCAAGCTGAAGCAAGAAAACGTCAAAAGGAAGCGTTAGAGGCGCGCGCAGCCGCCCGAGACAGGTTGTTTTGGGGTATTTCATTGGCGATAGGTATTACAGTTTTTTTGGCGGGAACCGCCGGGATGATTTGGGGCGTGGACAAATTGGCAAATGGCTGATGGTACGAGTGGCATAGGATCTGCTCCTTTTAACGTAGGAAGCGACATACACGCCCAAACAAGGGCGCGTGAGCGCATAGAAACGCATTTGGTAGAGCAACGTGTGGAAAAAGAACACAGGGCCAACCACAGGCATTTAGAGGCTCTTGTAAAGCAACGATTGGACTTACAGGAAAGTTATGATAGGTTTGGGCGCAAGACTAATGCGGATCGACCGCAGGGAACGAAGTTAAACATAGAGGTTTGACATGGAAAAATTACTAGCTTGGAAGATTATGCCGCGTCTTATGATGTTGGTTATGACAATCATGTACATCCGCGTAATTGAGTGGGGAATGAGTCTCGAAGACTTGTCTACGCAACAATCTGCAATGATTAGCGTCTGTTCTGGAGCCATGACAGGCGCGTTCGCCGTGTGGCTGGGTTCGGAGAAATGACTCAGATATTTTTACAATCTTTTTTAGGCACCGTAACGTGCGCGTTAATTTTGGTGCTTATAATTGAATGGATGAAGGGTAATTGATGATACAATCTTTTTTAGGCCCGATAGCCAATCTTGCTGGATCATGGCTACAAGGTAAAGCCGATAAGAACGCAGCCGAAGCGGAGCTAAAACTTACTGAGGCAAAGGCGAAAGCCCAGATATTATTGTCAAAAGAGACAAGCGTTGCCGACTGGGAGCGCATTATGGCAGAGGGCGCAAAGTCAAGTTGGAAGGATGAATGGTTTGTTGTGATCTTGTCTATCCCATTGATTTTATGTTGGATTCCGGGAGCAGAAGGTTGGGTTGACCGTGGGTTTGCGCAGCTTTCAAAAGCTCCGGACTGGTATTTTTACAGCCTTGGAATTGCAATTTCAGCGAGTTTCGGTGTGCGCGGGGCGCAAGCCTTCTTTAAGAGGAAATGATATGAGTAATTTTAAATTAAGCCAGCGTAGTCTGGATCGCATCGAAGGTATTGATGAAGAGTTATACACTTTGGTTCGCACTGCCATTCATAATACGCCGTATGATTTTGGCATTCCCCACCTTGGCGGTTTGAGAACGATAGAGGAGCAGCGGTCCCTTGTGGATTCCGGGGCTTCAAAAACTATGAAAAGCAAGCATTTGGATGGAATGGCTTTTGATTTCATGGTGTTTTTGGGTCCGAAAGTTTGTTGGGAGTTAAAGTTTTATGATGATGTTGGCGATGCTATTGTAAAAACAGCTAAGGATATGGGCATTAAGCAGCTTAAATGGGGAGGTGCTTGGCACATTGACAACATCCTAGAGTGGGATGGTACAATGCTGGACGCATACAACGCGTATGTAGACGTTCGGCGCAAACAGGGCCGCACGCCCTTTGTGGACATGCCTCACTTCCAAAAAGGCTAAAAAGTTCTGGTACAAATGTATAAGACATGTTAGATAAACATCGTATGATGTAGGATAACGTGTGGTACTCAACTATGGACGACATTGCAGTCGTACAATTCGTGCAACGTTCTGTAAAAGAACGCAAAACAATGGTTCTTGATTTGTTGGAAAACAATGGAATTAAGAACATGGAGCATTATCAGCTGTGCATGGGCGAACTTAATGCTTTAAACTTTATCTCTCAGGAACTCTCGGGCCTGCTAGAAAAACAGGAGCAATTTGATGACTAAATCATCTGCCGCGGTAGATTTAGATGCCGCGAAAGCTGGTGTTGAGGCAATGTATGTCGCACCAGAAGAACGCGTTTTAGATCCGACAAAAGCGGATCAAAGCCTTTTAGAACGAATGCCTTCTCCAAGCGGATGGCGAATGCTTGTACTTCCATACCGGGGAAAAGGTCAGACTTCCGGGGGGTTGTATCTTCCAGACAAGGTTGTTGAAGATGGTCAGGTTTCTACCGTAGTGGGATACGTGATGAAACAAGGATCTCTTTGTTATAAAGATGCGGATAAGTTTCCGGATGGTCCATGGTGTAAGGCCGGGGACTGGGTAATTTTCGCACGATATGCGGGATCTAGGTTTCGTATTGAAGGCGGCGAAGTCCGTATTATTAACGACGATGAAATTCTTGGGGTTATTTCAGATCCCGAAGATATCATAAGCTTGTAAGGAGGGCGGAATGGCCGAAGCAGAACAACTTGAACAGGAAGCTACTGAGGCGGAAGTTACCGAGGTAGAGGTTACAGAAGAGCCACGAATTCAATCGGAGTCTTTTTCTTCTTCGGAAGAATCTGAAAGTTCTGGTGAAACGGAGCAAGAGCAGGAGGTTAAAGGCGCGCAGAAGCGCATTAACCAGCTTACTAAAAAAATGCGCGATGCGGAAAAGCGGGAAAAAGAAGCTATTCGCGTAGCTCAACAAATTCAAAACGAGGCGACGCAGTTAAAGGCGCGAATGCAGCAATTAGATAATGGCTACATTGAGCAATTTGGTAAAAGCCTTGAAATTGAGACAAATCAAGCGGAAGCGACGTTAAAAAGGGCTATCGAAGTTGGCGATTCGGACGCCATTATTTCCGCCCAGCGTCAATTGTATGAGCTAAACGGCCGTTCGCAGCAACTACAGGTTGCGCAACAGCGAAAAAGACAGGAGGCGGAAGCGGCGCAATGGCGCGCTCAAAACCCTCAAGCGGCGCAGCAACAGCAAATAGCCCAACAACAGGCGATTCAACAGCCGCAGCAAGTGCGTCGTCCGGATGCAAAAGCCGAGGATTGGGCCACGCGCAATTCGTGGTTTGGAGAAGATCAAGCAATGACTTTTGCAGCGTTTGGTATTCACAAAAAGCTTGTGGAGGACGAAGGGTTTGACCCGCAGGATGATTCCTACTATACTGAACTAGACCGGAGACTTCAGACGGAGTTTCCGCAGAAACTCGGTTCCAGCAAACGGCCCGCTCAGACGGTCGCTGGTGTAAGCCGCGCAAGTAATGCTTCTGGGCGCAGTAGAAGGGTCAAACTCACCCAGACCCAAGTTGCAATAGCTAAAAAATTGGGTGTGCCGCTAGAAGAATATGCGAAATACGTGAAGGATTAACGAATATGTCAGATACAACGAAAAAAGATCGTTTTGAGGGCATAGATCGTGCGCCTCGCGCTAACAAAACTAGGGAAAAAACGGCTGCTAGAAAGCCGTGGGCTCCCCCGTCAATGCTTGATGCTCCCCCTGCGCCGGAAGGCTATAAACATCGTTGGATCCGTGCGGAAACACGCGGTTTTGATGATCGGAAGAATATCAGTGCGAAACTCAGAGAAGGCTGGGAATTGGTTCGTCAGGACGAATACCCCGATTTTGAGGCGCCTGTTGTTGATACAGGGAAATATGAAGGAGTGTTTGGGGTAGGCGGACTGCTTCTTGCAAGGATACCTTTGGAAACGGTTGCAGAACGGAGCGATTATTTTGCTCAGCGAAATAACGATCAAATGCAAGCTGTGGACCATGATATGCTGCGTGAGAATGCACATTCAACCATGACGATTACTAACCCTGATCGTCAATCTCGTGTAACCTTCGGTGGCCCTCGTAAATAGGGGCTGCCCTCTTAGGAGAAAAATCAAATGGCAAATGCTAATACTGCCTATGGTCTTCGTCCTATCGGGCTAGTTGGTGCTGCGGCTAATACTACGGGTGTAACCCAGTATGAAATCGCGTCCAACAACACTAATGCTATTTTTCAATACTCTCTTTGCGTTCCTTTGGCCGCAGGGGTTATTGACCACGCCGGTGCTACTAATGGTGGTACTACGCAAGCGTTAGGTGTCCTGATGGGTGTAGAATACGTGGATTCGGTTTCAAAGAAGCCCGTGTTCATTAACTACTGGCCCGGTTCTGGCTCTGTAAGCGTTGACACTAATCATCCTGTCAAAGCTTTTGTAGCAGATAACCCGAACCAACTGTTTCAAGTCGCGTCAGACGCGTCTTTGACAGACCGCGCAACTGCACAAGCGGCCGTTTTCGCAAACGCGTCTTTGGGCACTTCCGCACGCACCGGATCTACCTCAACGGGTAATTCTAACTCTGCATTGGGTGTATCTACAATTAACACCACGGCAACCCTTCCGCTCCGTATTGTTGGCATCATGGACGATGAAGCTAACAGCGATTATACCGCGGCGGGTATTCCGATGATTGTACGCATTAACGCGCACTTCAATGCTCCAACCAGCCGTTTCGATTCGCAGACCACCGCGACATCGACAGGCATTTAAGGAGGGATATAGAATATGGCTATTTCTCGCGCACAACTAGCGAAAGAGCTAGAACCCGGCCTTAATGCGCTATTTGGGTTGGAATATGATCGTTACGAGAACGAGCATTCTGAAATTTTTGACGAAGAAAGCTCGGACAGAGCTTTTGAGGAAGAGGTTATGCTCGGGGGCTTTTCTACGGCGCCAGTAAAAGGTGAGGGTTCATCCATCAGCTTTGACGACGCACAGGAAACCTACACTGCTCGTTACTCTCACGAGACTATTGCACTTGCCTTCTCTATTACAGAGGAAGCGGTGGAAGATAACTTGTATGACCGCTTGTCTGCGCGTTATACGCGGGCTCTTGCACGGTCAATGTCTCAAACCAAGCAAATCAAAGCTGCGGCCGTGTTAAACAACGCGTTTACCGCAGGCGCTTCCGCTATTGGCGATGGTGCCGCACTTTGTTCTGCGTCTCACCCAACTTTGTCTGGAAACCAAAGCAACCTTTTGGCAACTGCGGCAGACTTAAACGAGACGTCTTTGGAGCAAATGCTTATTGATATTGCGGGTTTAACCGACGAGCGTGGTCTTAAAATTGCGGTTCGCGGAATGAAACTTATCATTCCAAAAGAATTGCAGTTTATTGCAGAGCGAGTGTTGAACTCAAATCTGCGTCCGGGCACTGCGGATAACGACACCAACGCAATGAAAAATATGGGTATGTTGCCCGACGGAGCGGTTGTAAACCACTTCCTGACAGACAGCGACGCATATTTTATCAAAACTGATGCGCCAAACGGTTTCAAATACTTTAACCGTTCGCCAATTAAAACTGCAATGGAAGGTGATTTTGACACTGGAAACATGCGGTTCAAGGCACGTGAGCGTTATAGCTTTGGTGTTTCAGACTGGCGGTCTGTTTTCGGTACACCCGGAGCGTAAAATATGTTATAGTGGGGCGGGGTATTTCATACTCTCCTCCCTTATAACTGGGGCAACCTCGGTTGCCCCTTTCTTTTATTTGCAATCGATCATTTTGTTGACGTCAACAAAATGATCGATTTTACTAGCAGATATGTTTTTATATCATGCTTTCTTTTTTCTCAAACTTCTGTATGCTTAGTGTATCCCTGACAGTCGCATTGGGCGACTGACTTAACCCAAGACAGGAGTATCACATGGGTACAACTACTTTTTCTGGTCCGATTAAAGCCGGAACCATCAAAGAAACTACGGGTACAACCCTTGGTTCAAACATCAAAAACACCGGTAATGTGGTAATGTCTCAGACATTTGCAGCAGATTTATCTGGTGGTGCATTAGCTGCGTCTGTAACAGACGTTGTTATTCCAGCAAACTCTCAGATTATTGATTGCGTGATCGATGTGATTACAGCGGCTAACGCAACAACCAATCTAAGTGTTGGAGACACAGTAGGCGGTGCGACCTCAATCTTAAATACTTTTGCAAGCGGTACAACAGCAGGTCGTAAATATCCAACTACTGAAGCAGGTGGAACGTTAGCGTGGGAAGATACAGGAACTGCGGACATTCGTCTAACAGTGACAGCGTCAGCGGCAACTACTGCCGGAGAAGTACGGTTTACTATTCTGTACGCTCAGAACAATAACCTTGGTTAAGGGAGGTTATTATGGCTGGTTCAGACGTAAAAACTAAACGACTGGCGGCTACAGGTTCCGCGGGTGTGGGTCCAGCCCGCATCCGCCAAGTTCAAGTTAAGACAACAACCGGTAGTCCCCGACTTACTATTACAGATGGTAACGGGGGTTCTACTGTTTTGGACATGGACCTAAATGCGTCAGACACCCACTCCGTAAACATACCGGACGAAGGGTTGCGTGTAAGCGACATTTATGTGTCGTTGTTTACAGCATGTACTTCTGTGACGGTTTTTTATAGTTAGGGGTAATCATGGCCGGATCGGATTTAAAAGCAAAGTATCTTACCGCTACGGGTACGGTAGTAAGTGGTCCGGCCCGGCTTAATGCAATTCATTACCATTCCGCGGGTTCTACGGGGTCCGTTGTTTTGCGTGATGGGGGCGCGTCGGGAACCACTGTATTTACGTTAGATTTTCATGCAAATTCGACGGGTGATCTGACAATACCTCAAGAGGGGGTAAGGTTTAATACAGACATTCATGCAACGTTTACCCACGTAACTAGCATGACGTTTTTTTACAAATGAGGGTGTTATGGCGACAACTAAAAACGTAGAAAGACTGCCGTCCGGAAGGTTAAAATACCGGGGAGAAACATTTGCAGGATATAATAAACCCAAGCGCACTCCCGGAAAAGCCAAAAAAAGTGCCGTTTTGGCAAAAAAAGGCTCTGAAGTTAAATTGGTTCGGTTTGGGGACTCTAATATGTCTATCAAGAAAGACCAGCCGGGAAGACGTAAAAACTTTCGTGCCCGACACAATTGTGACACGGCAAAAGACAAATTTTCGGCCAGATACTGGTCCTGTAAGGCGTGGTGATAGCAGGGAAGCTTTTATAATGGCATATTCGAAAAAATCTAAAGGCGCTTCCAAAAAAAGTAAGGGCAGTAAAATTTGTCCTGCTGGAAAAGCGTGGGCCGAAAGAACGTTTGATACATACCCGTCAGCATATGCAAATATGGCGGCGTCCAAATACTGCAAAGACCCCAACTACGCGAAAAAATCAAAAGGAAAGAGCAGTGGGCGGCGAACTAGCTAAATGGCGAAAGCAAAAATGGGTTAGGATTGATAGCTCCGGCAATATTGCGGGAGAATGCGGGACGTCTGAAGACAAGAAAAACCCGGACAGGTGTTTGCCCATAGCCAAAGCCCGTTCTTTGTCAAAAAGCCAGCGTAAATCTACTGCTGCAAAAAAGAAGCGCGAAGGTAAAAAGGGCAAAACCAACGTAAAAAACACAAAAGCAGCCGAAGTAACGTATGCTGCTACGGGGGGAGAAATACGCTCTACAAAGCCCAAACGCCCGTATAACGGGTCGTCTAAAAACGGCGCTGTAGTGGCCCGGGGCTGCGGAAAGGTGATGGCTAATCGCCGTAAGCACACCAAAGGATCGGTGTCGCGGGCATGAATATAGAGTTTTTCGATCAAAAAGTAGAGGCGGTTATTGTAAAAGAGTTGTTGCAATGGTCCCGGGACGTTTTGGAAAAACCTAACGCGTATTTTAATGATTTGCCGCCTTGCCCTTATGCAAAACAGGCGTGGGCGGAGGACCGTGTTGCAATACTTTTTAAATACGATAATTCATATCAAACGCTTTATAAGTGCATTTCTGAGTTTGACGACGGGTTTGATTTGGCCATAATTGTGGACCTTGCAGATAAAAAGTCTGCGGAAGATTTTCACGATTATTTATATGACTTAAACACCGTTATTTCTGAGGGTATGTTTATTGACCGCGATATTTGGTTAATGGGATTTCACCCGGAAGACGAGGAAAATGAGTTTGTCGAAGACATAGATTTTGAGCCTTTAACCGATACGGAATACAGCTTAATTTTCATACAACGGCTATCAAAGGTACAAAAGTCTTCGGACAGCTTGGTTAAAACAGGTTACTATGATACATATAAGAACGAGTATAACGCTCAAGAGTTAATGGACCGTAGAAAACAACTTTATAGGAGACTGCAAAATGGCAATGCGACCTAAGAAGATGCGCGGCGGCGGCATGGTTAAGAAGATGCGCGGCGGCGGCATGGTTAAGAAGATGCGCGGTGGCGGCATGGTTAAGAAGATGCGCGGCGGTGGAGCGGTTAATAAACGAGCTAAGAAGCGGAGCTAGTCATGGCGGTTTCCGGTACGAAGGCGTTTGAGTTAGACGTCACCGAATATATAGAAGAGGCGTTTGAGCGGTGTGGCTTAGAGGTTCGCACTGGTTATGACATTCGTACCGCGAAACGATCTTTAAACCTTATGTTGGCAGAATGGGCCAACCGCGGGTTGAATCAATGGACTATTGCGCAAACGCAAGTTACTGTTGTTCAAGGTCAAACGGACTATTCGTTGGGGGCAGATACTATTGATGTGTTGTCCGCGGTGGTTCGTAACGATAGTGTGGATTATGGTATTCAACGCGTAAGCCGCGACGAATATCTTAATATTCCTACAAAAAGTTCACAATCTCGGGTGTCGCAATTTTTTGTAGATCGGCAAATAAACCCCACTTTAAAGGTTTGGCCGGCGCCCAATAACAGTACGGATATTTTGATTTTTGATCGGTTAGTTCGCATGGACGACGCGGATACTCCGATTAATACGATGGAATTGCCGTTTCGGTTTTACCCGTGTTTGGCGGCAGGATTGGCTTATTACATTGCCATGAAGCGTGCGCCTGATCGGGTGCAGCTTTTAAAAGCGGTGTACGAAGAAGAGTTTGAGCGCGCGGCAACTGAGGATCGGGACCGGGCGTCATTTAACGTTCAACCCAGTTTGGACTATTATCGGATAAATTAATGAGCAAGTACGCATTAGGCAAAAACGCATATGGCATATCGGACCGTTCTGGTTTTCGATATCCTTTGGGCCGAATGCGTAAAGAATGGACGGGTATGATCGTCGGGTATGACGAGTGGGAGGCCAAGCAGCCTCAATTAGAGCCCCGTCGGAAGGTAATTGATGCGCAAGCGTTAAAGGATCCTAGACCGGACAGAGTGGAGCCGTTAGACGTTTACGTGGGCGTGCCTCTTGTAGAAAACCCTAATCTTCATTCGCCTAATGCGTTTGGGTTTGTTGGAAGTGTGACGGTGACAACATGAGTTTTACATACGCGGAACTTAAAACAGCTATTCAAGATTATACGGAAAACGATGAAACAACGTTTGTAAATAATTTGCCGTTGTTCATACGGTTAGCCGAAGAGCGCATACTTAAAAATGTTCAATTAAGTTTGTTTCGTAAAAATGTTAGCGGCGCAATGACAACGGGTAATCAATACTTAGCCATGCCCAGTGACTTTTTAAGTCCGTTTTCATTGTCTTTTGTGGATGCAAATTCAGACATGACGTTTTTAGAATTTAAGGACGTAGACTTTGTGCAGACGTACAACCCGGATCCTACAACCACTGGAAATCCTAAATATTATGCCGCGTTTGATGTAAGCAATTTTATTTTGGGGCCAACACCAAATGCCGCGCGGGCGGTAGAATTGCATTACTTTTATCGTCCGGCGAGTCTAACGGCCGGAACCGACGCGGGCACTACGTGGCTAAGTAAAAATGCGGAGTTAGCGTTGTTGTACGGCAGTTTGGTTGAAGCCTACACGTATATGAAAGGGGATCCTAACCTAATGCAATTATATAATCAGCGTGTTATGGAGGCGTTGGGTAGGTTGAAAAACCTTGGCGAAGGGCAAGAGACTACGGATCAATATCGTAGTGGGACATTACGGATACAAAGAACATAAGGAGGCTTTTAAATGGCTTTTACAGGAAACTATTTATGCACTTCTTTTAAGAAAGAACTTCTTGAAGGGTTGCATGATTTTAACGTAGGCGCAAATACATACAAACTTGCGCTGTATGATAACAATGCTTCGTTTACAGCGGCGACCACTGTATATACTGCAACGAATGAAATTAGCGGCACAGGTTATTCTGCTGGTGGCGGGACATTGACGAACATTGATCCGACTACAAGCGGAACAACGGCGTTTATTGATTTTGCAGATTTAACGTTTAGCTCGGCAACGATCACTGCTCGTGGTGCGTTGATTTACAATTCAACCAACGGCAACCGCACAGTTTGCGTGTTAGATTTTGGGTCAGACAAAACATCAACGGCTGGTGATTTTACTATCGTATTCCCAACAGCAGACGCAAGTAACGCAATTGTTCGGATAGCCTAATGACTGACATTATCGTTCCAATAGGCGGTTGGTCCCGCTTTGGTTGGGGCGATATGCCGTGGGGTCAAACGGACCTTCCAAAAGCAGTAACCGCTATTGGCTCTGTAACGGTTGTTGCAGAGGCGAATGTCCCTGTAACTGGACTTGAGGCTACAAGCGGCGTAGGCGGCGTAACGGTTGTTGCAGAGGCGAATGTTTCCCCTACGGGCGTAGAAGCTACAGGTGGCGTTGGTTCTGTAACGGTTGTTGCGGAAGCGAATATAAGCGTAACAGGTTTAGCCGCTACAAGTTCGGTTGGTTCGGCAACTGTTGAAGCGGATGCAATAATAACCATACCTAGTGGCCTGCAAAGCCAAGCCTTTGTGCATGGTGGGTATATACAAGTTGAAGCAGACGCAAATGCTCCAGTTACTGGTTTGGGTTCTACAGGATCTATTGGATCCGTAACGATTGAAGTTAGAGCCTCGGTAGAGGTTACGGGCGTTTCGGGCACTGGCGCCGTTGGAACAGTTGTAGCCAACGCAAATGCAAACGTTCTTGTATCTGGACTTTTCGCAACGGGTAGCATGGGTCAGGTTCTCGTGTGGGGAACCATTGTTCCAAATCAAAATCCGAGTTATACTCCAGAAACACCATCTTCCACCCCAGCATGGAGTGACGAAACACCGTCTCAAACTCCGGGCTGGGATGACATAGCAGCATAGGAAAAAATTATGCCTAGTACATATACACTGAATAACGGTATCGAACTCATCGGCACAGGCGAACAGTCGGGCACATGGGGCGATACAACGAACACGAACTTTGAACTTCTGGATACCGCGCTTGACGGTCAGGTGTCTGTAACGCTTGCAGCCACGGGGTCTTCTGGATCTCCTAACACGTTGCCTATCAGCGATGGCGCGTCTTCTAATGGACGTAATCGTTTGGTTATTTTTGGCGATGGCGGGGATTTGGGCGGCACTGCGTTTGTGCAGCTTACTCCGAATGACGCGGAAAAGATTATATATGTGCGGAATAACCTGTCTGGTTCGCGCAGCATCTTGTTGTTTCAAGGGACATATAGCGCAAGTAACGACTACGAGGTGCCTGCGGGTACGACAGCGGTTGTATTTTTTAACGGCGCTGGAACTGGCGCGGTCGCGGCGAACGTCTTTAACAACGCGTTTTTTGACAGCTTGCGTTTGGGTAGCGTGTCAGTGACTGCGATTCTTGACGAAGACAACATGGCTTCGGATAGCGCAACAGCGTTGGCAACACAGCAGTCTATCAAGGCGTATGTAGATACACAGGTTGGCGCGAACAACGAACTGTCCGAGGTTCTAGCTAACGGTAATACGACTGGCGGTAATAACATCGTATTTAGCGCAGGGGACAATATTACCAACGCTTCTGGCGATTTAACGTTAGATGTTGCAGGAGATATTATTCTTGATGCTGATGGAAAGCAGATAATATTTGCGGATGGCGGCACACAGTTTGGTCAAATATCTACAAACAGCACTCCAGCAGATATGGCGATAAAATCTCTTATAAGTGATGAAGATATTATTTTTCAGGGTATTGATAACGGTTCTAGTATTACTGCCCTTACCCTTGATATGTCTGAGGCGGGTAACGCAAGTTTTAATGCGAATGTTACTGTCGGCGCAAATTTTGACGTATCTAGCGGCACGATTAAGCTGGATGGTAATTATCCTACAGGTACAGGCAACGTAGCGTTGGGTAATACTGCTTTAGATAGTGTTGCCTCAGGTGGTTCTAATAACGTAGCTATTGGTAACACCGCAGGTACAGCTTTAACAACAGGAAGCGATAACACTGCTTTGGGTGGCGGTGCGCTTGCCACAGCTTCAACAGCTAATTACAACACAGCCGTTGGGATGAACTCTTTAGGTAGTGCAACAGGCAGTTATAATACGGGTGTTGGGCGTAGGTCACTTAGAAACACTACTTCTGGTCAGTACAATGTTGGGGTTGGTGCTGATGCGTTATTCTCCAACACCACCGCAACCGAAAACACCGCTGTTGGTTACGAAGCTGGTTATGCCAACACTACAGGGATACGAAACACTTCTGTTGGTAAAGGTGCTGGGAAGGGAACAACAACTTCTAATGACAACACGAGCTTTGGAGCAGTAGCCCTAACGAATAATACAACAGGTGCATATAATACTGCATCGGGAGCGTTTTCGCTGTACTCCAGTACCACCGCATCTGGTAACAGTGCATTTGGTTATCGTGCAATGTACACAAACACGGAAGGTGAGTTTAACACTGCATTGGGTCGTGAGGCATTAGAGGCTAATACGACAGCGGATAACAACACGGCTGTTGGCTTCCGTGCTTTGACATCAAATACTACTGGCGCAAAAAACGTAGCTGTCGGACGGGATGCACTTGGTTCTAACACCACCGCATCTGAAAACACTGCTGTTGGAGTTGAGGCTGGGTATAGCGCAACGGGCAATCAAAGACTGTCTCTTCTGGGTTACCAAGCAGGGTATTCTAGTACGAATGGAGACACAACAGCAGTAGGCTATACCGCTTTAAAACAAAACACTACTGGAACAGGCAACACCGCTCTTGGCAGTTATGCACTGACTGCAAACACTACTGCGGGTAACAATACGGCTGTCGGTTTTCAAGCGATGCAAGCAAACGTTACTGGCTTAGAAAACGTTGCTGTTGGTGAAGGTGCGCTTAAAGCTAATCTAAGTTCATACAACGTTGCTGTTGGTCGTTCGTCTATGGTTGCCAATACATCAGGAAACCGAAACACCGCTGTTGGTGAAGGCACTTTGAAAGCCAATACTACAGGTATTAGAAACGTTGCTGTTGGTCGTACCGCACTTATTTCAAACACAACAGGTAGCTACAACACTGGATTGGGTATGGACACTTTAGGTGCTAATACTACAGCATCTAGTAATACGGCTATTGGTTACGCAGCTATGCTTGATAATACTTCTGGCAGCAATGGTGTGGCTGTTGGTGTTAATTCTTTATATAATAACACAACAGGTAGCTACAACGTAGGTGTTGGGGCGCAGTCACTTGAGGCCAACACGACAGGCGCAAATAACGTTTCTATTGGTCATCAGTCTTTACATGCCAACACCACTGCCGACAACACCACTGCCGTTGGGTATCAAGCGGGGTATAGTAATACTACTGGTACACCTAATACCTTTTTGGGTGTAAAGGCGGGGTTTACTAACACTACAGGTGGGCAAAACTTAGCTGCTGGAGGCTTTGCTCTATACTTTAACACAACAGGAGCCAACAATACCGCACTTGGTAGGTCTGCATTAGAAAGCAACACCACCGCCAGCAACAACACAGCCGTTGGGTATCAATCACAATATTCTAACACCACAGGCCAACTAAACACATCTATTGGTAGGCTTGCACTGTATACCAATACCACAGGTAGCTATAACACTGCGTTAGGTACTACATCTTTATACTATAACACCACGGGTGAACAAAACACGACTATTGGCCGTGATAGTATGTTTGAAAATACTACAGGTAACTATAACACGGCAATGGGTCATGCTGCTTTAAACAAAAACACCACCGCCAGCAAGAACACTGCTGTTGGTTACACAGCGATGTATGCCAACACAACTGGTCAAGAGAACGCTGCGTTTGCAAAAGATGCGTTGCAGCAAAACATCTCTGGCAGTTTCAACACGGCAGTCGGACATCAATCTCTTGTCTCCAACACCACCGCCAGCCAAAACACTGCTCTGGGTTATCAGGCTTCTTACGCATCAAACTCAGGGCAAAATGTTTCTATTGGTTATCAATCTATGCTTGATACAACGTCAGGCGGTCTAAACGTAGCCATTGGCTATCGCACCTTGTACGAAAACACCACAGGTGCAAACAACGTGGCTATGGGTCACTCAGCACTTCTAAATAACACCACCGCCAGCAACAACACAGCGGTTGGGTATCAAGCATTACACGATAACACTACTGGCACTTTTAACACTGTTCTGGGTCTTAAAGCAGGATATGAAAATATAACTGGCAGTGAAAATGTTTTGATTGGGCATGAAGCGGGTCGTGATGGAACTGCTCTTAGTGCTTCAACTATGATAGGTCGTATGGCAGGACGCACTGCAACTGGGGCAAGTAATACTTTTCTTGGGCATGAGTGTGGGATTTTAGTTAGTAGTGGCGCTAAGAACACCATCATAGGCCGCTACAACGGCAACCAAGGCGGCTTGGACATCCGCACCTCAAGCAACAACATCGTGCTGTCGGATGGGGATGGTAATCCTAGGTTGTTTTGGCACGGAGGAAATTCATATCCTTACTGGGATATGAGAAGCGATACCAACGCCCAAAACATAGCAATATTTAGACACTTAGGAAATACCCCCTATGGCCCTGCCATTGGTTTTAGTAACGCCTCACCTAACAATACAACTGCTTACTTTTTGCAATGCACTGATTCAACCACAGATAGGATGAGGATTTATTCTAACGGCAATGTTGTAAATACAAACAATAGTTACGGTGCTATCTCAGACATTAAGCTGAAAGAAAACATTGTTGATGCTTCATCGCAATGGGATGACATCAAGGCGTTGACTGTCCGCAAGTACAGCATGAAAGCAGATAATCTTGACGCACCAAATATGCTGGGGGTCATTGCGCAAGAAGTTGAAGCGGCTGGAATGGGCGGTCTTGTGTTTGAAAGCCCAGATAAAGATGATGATCTGAACGATCTTGGAACAGTCACTAAGCAGGTCAACTACTCCATCCTCTACATGAAAGCAGTCAAGGCACTGCAAGAGGCAATGGATCGTATTGAAACTCTAGAGGCAAAAGTAACTGCCCTAGAAAACGCATAACATTAGTCAGAAAAGGAGAAAGACATGACTGATACACCAACTGCGGAAGAAATCGCACAACACTACACAGCAATGGGTCACTCTGTTGACTTGCTAAACGCTGGCAAACCAGAGGACATGGAAGATGCTGAATGGGCTGACACTGTGTCACGCAACGTAGAGCATCTACAGCTAATGGTTGCTAAAGACTTCTGGACTACAGAAGATATGACTGCTGCCAATGCAGCTATTGCAGCTAACTCGTAAAACTTTAACATAGGAGACTCGTAATGGGAAAAAATGAAAAGACCCCGATTACAGTCAACGACATAGAATACTTTGTCGAAGACATGACGGATAAACAAAAAGCAATGCTAAACCATGTAAACGATCTAGGGCGTAAAATGGATAACGCTCAGTTTAACTTGGACCAGCTTGCGGTAGGCCGTCAGAAGTTTGTTGAACTCTTGGCTGACGCTTTGGAAAATCCAGAGGAAGTCGAAGAGGCGGAAGTTGTAAACTAGGGGTGCTAAATGCCACTGACCAAACTCCAGTTCCGACCCGGAATAAACAGGGAAACCACATCGTACTCTAATGAGGGCGGTTGGTTTGATATGGATAAGGTCAGGTTTCGTTTTGGCTTTCCAGAAAAAATAGGTGGGTGGGAGCCCAGTTCTTCCACCTACTTTTTAGGTACATGCCGTGCGTTGCACCCATGGGTCGCGCTAAACGGCGAACGGTACTTGGGTGTAGGTACGCACTTAAAGTATTACATTAACGAGGGCGGCGGGTATAACGACATTACGCCTATTCGTGCAACTACGGCTGCGGGGGACGTAACGTTTTCGGCCTCGGCCAATACGTTGTCTGCGGGCATTAGTGCCATTGACGATAATATCCCGCTTACAAGCGCGAGCGGATTTCCGGATTCCGGTATTATTAAAATTGGTACAGAGATTATCAGCTACGCCAATATCTCCAGCAATACTCTAGTGGGTTGTGTGCGGGGTATTCGTAGCACCACGGCTGCGGCGCATTCCTCTAGCGCGGCAGTTACTTGCTCCACGATTATTGTGACCGACACCGATCACGGTGCTTTAGAAAACGACTTTGTTACGTTTTCAGGGGCAGCTACGTTAGGCGATGCTGTTACGGCGGAGATATTAAACCAAGAATACCAAGTCGTTTATGTTAAAAACGACAACAGCTACTACATAAACGTTCGCTCCGTTGCTTCTATTTCTTCGATCACTACCTCGGGCGGAATAGATGACACGCTTGTTTTTGCGTCTACGAGCGATAGCGGCAATGGTGGCTCAAGCGTTGTGGGCGCATATCAAATCAACACGGGCCTTGATACCACAATCACTGGCACTGGCTGGGGCGCGGGAACGTGGAGCCGTGGAACATGGGGCAGTGCAGCGTCGTTGTCTGCGTCGGGACAAACCCTTCGTATCTGGTCGCATGATAACTTTGGTGAGGATTTACTTATCAACGTGCGCGATGGGGATATTTTTTACTGGGATAAAAGCAACGGCGTCAGTACGCGGGCCGTGGAGCTTGCTTCGTTAGCCGGGGCTAATACGACGCCCACAATTGCCAAAAAGGTTTTGGTATCTGACCGTGACAGGCACATTATAGCGTTTGGTTGTGATAGCCAGACTAATCCGGGGGTACAGGATCCGTTGCTTATCAGGTTTTCGGACCAAGAATCTCTAACCGATTGGGCGGCAACGGCCACAAATACGGCCGGGGATTTGCGTTTGGGCTCGGGGTCCGAGATTATTACTGCTATCGAAACGCGCCAGCAGGTTCTTGTATATACAGATGTATCACTACATGCGATGCAGTTTTTGGGTCCGCCGTTTACGTTTGGTATTAACACGGTGTCTGAAAACATTACGATTGCGGGGCCGTTAGCGGCGATTGCGGTTGAAGACAATGTGTTTTGGATGGGTGCGGAAGAGTTTTATGTGTATGGCGGTGCGGTGCAACGGCTGCCCTGTACGGTTCGGGACTATGTGTTTAGCGACATTAACACAGACCAGCTTGAGAAGGTTACGGCGTCTACCAACACCGCGTTTTCAGAGGTTTGGTGGTTTTATCCGTCTGCTTCCAGCAGTGAGAATGACCGTTATGTGGTGTACAACTATCAACAGCAGATTTGGTATTATGGCACGTTGGCCCGCACGGTTTGGCTTGATCGTGGCGTGGAAGACTTGCCGGTGGCCGCGGGCACAGATCATGTGCTGTATTTCCACGAACAAGGTTTTGATGACGGCAGCACCAACCCGGCCAGCGGCATTAGTGCGTATATTGAAAGCAGTCAGATGGACTTGGGCGAGGGCGATCAGTTTGCCTTTTTACGCCGTATGATACCGGATTTAACGTTTCGAGACAGCACCAATCAAACGCCGCAAGCTACAATGACGTTGAAAGCGCGTAATTACCCGGGCGGCAATTATTTACAAAGCAATGCTAAGATTGTGGAGAAAACGGCGTCGGTGCCGGTAGAGCAGTTTACGGAACAAGTAAACGTGCGATTACGCGGCAGGTCGTTTGCTTTTAAGATTGAAACGTCGGACGCCGGCACAACATGGCGCCTTGGGTCGCCGCGTGTGGACGTTCAACCAGACGGGATGCGTTAATGTCCCGAAACCTTGTTCTTCCCTTCTTTCCAATTGCTCCAACGGAGTATGACCAGCAGTATCTTGCGGAGGTTGTACGTTCATTTGCGGTGTATTTGGAACAGATGCAAAACCCCGGGGAGGGACGCAATACTTTTGCGGTATTTACTAATTTACAGACGGATGACAGTGGATTAGAGCCGGGGGCTATCTTTAACCATGATGGATATGTTAGAGTACCCCTAGCACATTCTCCCTATGTTCGCGGTTCGCAGGCCACGGGCGGTGTAGGCACAGTAACGGTGACAATAACATGAGCGATACTATTATTACTATGGCAGACGGCTCTCGCTGGAAACCTTCCACAAGTTCTGATATGGTGCATTGTATAAATTGTAATAACGCAGTGGATACCCCCGAAGAAGTTGCGAGTTACCCGGATGGAAAATGTCCTGATTGTAACGAGCCTTGGACGGGTTCTGAAGCGCGCAGCACGGTAATTTCGGTCACTGCGCCCGAAGCTATTAGAGGTGAGGCATGATGGCAAACAATGGCGCACAAATGATAGAGGTTGATGACCGCGGTATTGGCTCCTTTCTAGCTTCCAACATGGACGAAATAGACGACAGCATTTTAATGTTTGGCGCTCCTAAGGGTATTAACTCTATGCGAGATGTGGCGGAGCGCATGGCGAACATGGGCCGCGAGGGCGATGAATACATTGTTCATGCTTCTGAGCGGGAAGTTATGGTTCCCCGGGAGGTTGCGGAGAAAAACCCTGAAATGCTGGCCATGATTAATCAGGCTATTGCTGCGGAGGGGGCGGATCCTGACGCGTATGTGGTTGGATCAGATAGTAACTCGGTTAATCCTATGACGGGGCAGCGAGAGTTTTTTCTTAAAAAGCTTGTTGGTGGAATTAAAAAGGCGGTAAAGGGCGTTGTAAACGTCGTTAAAAAGATTGCGCCTGTTGTTTTACCCTTTGTGTTAAATGCTGTTTTTCCCGGCATGGGCACAATTGCCTCTGGCGCGTTGGGCGCGGGCCTCGGGTCATTAGCCCAAGGCAAGAGTTTTGAAGACAGTATGAAGGCGGCGCTTATTGGTGGCGCTATAGGCGGTCTTTCGTCCGGCATTGGTAATATTGGAAAAGAAGGTGGTTTCTTAGGCGGCATTGGAAAAGGCTTCCAAGGCGATCCAGCGTATAGTTTCTTTGGCCGCAAGCCGATGGCGGGGGCAACTCCAAACGTAGCGGGTTCAGAGTTAGCGCGTCTTGGAGAAACGGGAAAATCCGCAGTTGAAGGCAGTAAAACTTTTGCACAAACCGCAAAAGACGTTTTGTTGCCCAGCAAGCAAGACTTATTGGCTAAAAACATAGAATCTTTTAAAGCTACTGTTCCGGGGTTTAGTACATTAACTGCGGCTGAACAGATAGCACAAGCGGCTCCCGGCGTACTTCAGCAATTTGGCCCCGCGGCATTAGCCGGCACAGGCGTAGCCTTTGCGGCGGGCGCGTTTGATCCGCCAGAAGGGCAAGGCTTGCCCGAAGGATTTAGCCCGTATCCGGAACTAACGCAGGAAGAAATCGACGCGGTGCGCGTGGGCGTTCCAGAGCGTTATCCGCTTCCCGGCGTAAACGACAGCATTGTCCCTGCCTCCAGCGTTCCCGGCATAAGCGCAACAAACCAAGACATGGTACAAATGGCCGGCGCAATGCCTAACGCCATGGCTCAAGACCCCAATGCACCGTCTTTTGCACTGCCTGATCTGCAACTGCCTGATCTGCAAGCATTAATTGCGCAAGGTCAAATAGGCAGCGATCAAGTGTTTGGCTATGACCGCTTTGGCAACCCAATAAGTGGTATTTACGCGGCAAACGGTGGTGGCGTACAAAATTTCCCGCGCCGTAATGGCCCTATTTCTGGTCCGGGTACAGGCACTTCCGACAGTGTTCCGGCCATGCTTTCAGATGGCGAGTTTGTAATGACCGCCGATGCGGTGCGTGGCGCGGGCGGTGGAAGTCGTCAACAAGGCATGAAAAACATGTATAATATGATGCGAATGTTTGAAGGGGGTGCCGTAGCATGACCGACACAACAAACTATGGCACCGTTAATACCTCAATAACGCGCCAAGACCCCAACATTGAAAAGTACCGCCGCGCGCTGTTAGCCGACGTACAACAGTTTATTGCCAACCAAGTACAAAACCCTCAAGCGCCGCCCGCATATCAAGTTGCGGGACTGGGACAGCCCGAGTTAGATGCCATTGCATTAGCGCAACAAGGTGTTGGACAATACGCGCCCTACCTACAAGGTGGGGCTAACGCTATTATAGGCGGACAAAACTACATCCAACAAGGCGGCATTCCGGCCTTGCAACAAGCCATGACTAGCATGGGCGGCGGGCAAGACTTTATTAACCAAGCGGCGCAATTAGCGGGCAATACCCGTAATATTCCTTATGCCTATCAAGCGGCCGCTAACCAAGGCATTCAAGACGCCGTGCAGCTGGGCACGGGCATGGGTGCAGGGGCATTAGCTCAATTACAGCAATCCTCGGCCCTCGGCTCAACTCTCGCGGACCTCGGTGCAGAGTCTCGACAGTTTGGCTTTGACGCGGCAGGGGACATTCGTAACCAAGCAGCGGCCTCCGCAGCGGGTACGCAGGGCGCGCAGGACGTTCTAGGCACCAATATCGGTGACTTAGGAACCATTCAACAAATGGCTGGCGAGGGCCTGCGAGGTGCGGCGGGTTCAGGAATTGCAGGATTAGATGCGGCTACCGCCGGAATGCGCGGGCAGGCTGCGGCAACAGGGCAGGCTCTTGGAGGTTTTGCGCAGGGTGCGCAGGATATCGCGGGAACAGCCGGTGCAAATTTACGAGGATTAAACGCGCCCTTGGGTCAAGGGTTAGGCGCGGCTACCACGGGCGCCCGTGGGGCCGCCGCAACCGGGCAGCAAGGCGCGGCGACTGCCGCTCAAAATGCGCGTCAATCTGTTGCCGCCGCGCAGCAAATGCTTGGCGGTACAACAGGGCAGTTTGATCCCGGTGGTATTGGCGCATTTATGAGCCAGTATGAAGATCAAGCGGTACAACAGGCGCTTGCCGATGTTGCCCGTCAAGGTGAAATACAACAGAACCAGCTTGCCGCACAGCAAGTCGGCGCGG